AAATTTGTAGAAGGGCATGTCTTGTTTGCAACGGAGAATGACCCGAAGTATAGAGAAACAGGACTGTATGACCATGGAAAATACCCATTTGTGTTTGATTGTATGTTTCCGGAGAAGGGGTCGCCGGCTGGATTTGGGTATCTGGATGTCATGATTAATCCGCAGGAATACATAGACAAGCTGGACCAGGTAATCCTAAAACACGCCAGTTTAAGCCGGCCCAGGTATTTTATTGCCGGATCTTCGCAGGTGAATGAAGAGGAATTTACAGACTTGTCAAGGGACCTGGTGCATTGTAGCGGAGATGTAAGTGAGAACTCTATCCAGCCGATAAAGCCGCCCGAAATGTCCAATGATGTGTTGAGTATCCGTCAGGCAAAGATTGACGAATTGAAGGAGACATCTGGAAATCGCGATTTCTCCCAGGGTTCCACTACATCCGGAGTGACAGCGGCCAGCGCCATTGCCGCACTACAGGAGGCCGGAAGCAAACTGTCCAGGGATATGCTGAAGGACAGCTATAGTGCTTATTCGGAAATTGTTACGCTTGTGATAGAGCTGATACGGCAATTCTACGATATACCGAGATGTTACAGGATTACACGGCCAAATGGAAGTTCGGAGTACATTACTCTGGACAACCAGGGACTGAAACCGCAGGAAGATGCCATGATGAATGGAGAACTGTCCATGCGCAAACCAGTATTTGATATCAAGGTATCGGCCCAGAAGGCCAGCCTGTACAGCCGAATTGCAAATAATGAGCTGGCAAAGGAACTTTACGGAATGGGCGTGTTTGCCCCGCAAAATGCAGACCAGGCCCTTGCTGTCATAAAGATGATGGATTTTGACAAGCGAGAAGAAGTCATTAAGCAGGTGCAAGAAAACGGAACTATGTACCAGCAGATGCAGAAGATGCAGGCAACCATGGCTCAGATGGCGAATTTAATCTATGAAATGACCGGAAATCAAAAAATCCTTGCCGTTATGGATGGAGCTGGACTGCCACAGGGAGAAGTAAAGCCAGGAAATGCCAATGGAGAACCAGTAATAACAAATAGCATAGGACAGGCCATCGGGGGAGACAGCAGCGCAGCGGGAAAGGCCAGGCAGAGGGCAGCCACATCAACGGAGGTTAAATTATGACGAAGGTCAATATGTTATTTGATAAGGGCTATGTGAAGATAACTATGAAAGGACATGCTGGATTTGCTGAAAGGAATAACCTGCCAGAAGGTCATGACATTGTATGTGCGGCTATATCCATTCTGGGACAAACATTAGTACAACGCCTACTGACATTGGCAGAGGAAAAGAAAATACTGCTCAGTTTGAACCGGTATGAGGCTGGCAATATAGATGCGCATGCAGTTGTGAAGCAGAGCCACATAGAAGAGGTGGAAGCCACACTGGAAACCATCAGGGCAGGTTACAGCATGCTTGAAAATGAATACCCAGACTACATAAAGTTAGGGGTGTTGGAAACAAAAAATAGAATGTGATATGGTTATTACAGGAGGCAGGAAGATGCCGCCTGTAATAGACGGGAAAGGAGAAAAATACATGAACAAACTCAAATTAAATCTGAGAATGTTTGAAGGAGAAGGGGCCGCAGCGGGTGAAACTGGAGAAGGAGCCGAAGCGGCAGCAGAGCCACAGGAGCCGGGAACCGGACAGGAACCAGCCGAAGGACAGGCTTCACAGGAACCTTCCGTAAGCGAGCCGGAGAACCGAGAGGAAGCCTATGAGCGCATCCGTGCGGATTACAATGACCTGATTGCCAAGGACATTGAGAAAGCGTTAAACCGCAGAAATGCAGAAAACCAGAAGATGCAGAATCAGCTAAAAGCGTACGAACCGCTCATGAACCTGCTGAATATCCGGTACGGGGTAAACTCAGGAAAGATAGAGGATGTAGTGGCAGCCATTGAGAAGGATGACAGCTTTTATGAAGCGGCGGCTACGCAGGCGGGAATGTCGGTTGACCAGTACCGGACCATGATGAACCTTCAGATGCAGAATCAGCAGCTGCTTGCACAGCAGAGAGAATGGAATGAGGCCAGGCAGAGAGAACAGATATACAGCCGTTGGAACATGGAGGCGGAGAGGTGTAAACAGCTGTTCCCACAGTTCGACATGGTATTAGAATGCCAAAACCCAGATTTTGCACGAATGCTTGAAAGCGGAGTAAGCATGGAGGCGGCCTATCGCGCTGTACACTTTGCTGAACTCAGCCAGGGCCTTATGGCAAAAACAGAGACGGAAACGCAGAAAAAAGTGGCTGACACCATTCGTTCAGGCGCAGCAAGACCAACTGAAAACGGAGCAAGTAAAGGAGCCGCCACAAAGACAGACGTAGACGTTGCAAGCCTAACGGACGAACAGATGGACGCAATCATTGAACGGGTCCGAAACGGAGAACAAATCACACTTAGATAGCGGATAGGGAAAGAAAGGAGAAATTATGAACAAAGCTATGAATGCAACATTGAAGTTAAATCTCAGGATGTTTGATACATCTGTACCAGCCAATACGACCGGAACAGGAAGCCTGTCGGAAGAAATGAAAACATTCTACGACAAAAATCTGCTGAGATATACAAAACCGCATCTGGTACACGACCAGTTTGGACAGACAAGAAACATTCCTAAGAACGGAGGAAAACGGATTGAATTTAGACGATTTGAGCAGCTTCCAAAGGCGCTTACGCCTTTAACGGAGGGCGTAACGCCGGAAGGCCAGACCATGACTGTAACAAAGCAGGAGGCAGAGGTAAAGCAGTATGGCGGCTTTGTATCATTATCTGACCAGATTAGCATGACGGCAATCGACAACGTGGTCGTAGAAGCCACGACAGCCATTGGAAACCAGGCAGGAAGTACCCTGGACACTATATCGAGAGAGGCGTTAAACGCCGGTACTAACGTGCAGTACGCAGAGGGGCAGGTTTCCTCCCGCTCCGAACTGACAGCAGAAATGAAGCTGACGGTAAAAGCAATCAAGATGGCGGTGAGGGCTTTAAAGGTCCAGAATACAGCTAAAATCAATGGACACTATGTAGCTATTATCCACCCGGATTGCGCCTATGATATCACGGAGGATCCGAGATTCATTGAGGTAGTGAAGTATAAAAACCCGGAACGGATTTTTAATGGAGAAATCGGAACCCTGGAAGGCGTGCGATTTATAGAGACGACTGAGGCAAAGAAGTTTACCAATGCCGGCGCGAGTGGGATTGATGTATATTCCACGCTGCTGCTGGGAGAAAACGCATACGCAACCACCAAAATTGAAGGAGGAGGGCTGGAAACGATTGTAAAGCCACTGGGAAGTGGAGGTACAGCCGATCCATTGAACCAGCGTTCTACGGTTGGATGGAAGGCCATGAAGGTAACTGAAATCTTGTCCCAGCAGTACATGGTACGTATTGAGACAGCATCTACATACAACGACCATAAAGCAAATTAACGGAGGTAAAATGATGGCAGCCACAAAGAAAGAAGAAACGGTAAAATTCGCTTTGTTTAGGGATGATGACCGATATAAGGCTCCGCTGTTTGTCGGGGTGAATGGAAGATCGTATCTGATAGAGCGCGGGAAGGAAGTAGAACTTCCTAAATCTGTGTATGAAGTAATTATGAATTCCATGGACCAGACAAGAGTAACTGAAGAAGCTATGGAGAACGCAAAGCAGGTTGAACTGATTCAGGGATAAGGAAGGAGCAGACGGGATGATTACGGTAGTAGGCAGAAAGCTTGTTATTCCTGAAAAGGATAGCCAGATAGGGACGACGTACGATAACAACTCGGAGGTGCGCCATATCAGGCTGAACCGCATCACGGCGGGCGGTGTGGACCTGACTAATCTGCGATACAGGCTTGATTTGGAATATGAGGATGCCATACTGGATACCTGCCTGCTCGACGCAGAAACGCAAGAAGCGTATATCCTGCTGACTTGGAGCATCCCGGCCGCATGTGTGTCTCATAAGGGTACAGTATGGATAGCTGTTCGCGCATATGATGAAAATGGAACCATCAAATGGGCTACGAATCCAGGGGCCGTGTATGTAGGACATACGATATTTGATGGGGAAGCATACAAAGGCCATCTTGCCGAATTTGAACAGCTAGAAGAACGAATTACTCAAAAGGCAGAAACACTGGATGCTAACGAGAGTAAAAGACAGGAAGCAGAGGAACAGCGCAAAGCCAATGAAGAACGAAGGGTAAACAATGAGGCTGAATGGCAGCGGCAGGCAGAGACAGCCATAGCGAAAGCCAATACAACATTGGAAAAGGCGACGGAAAAGGCGGAGGAAGCAACACAGGCGGCCGCCACAGCGACTGTTAAGGCAGAGGCAGCAGAGGCTAGCTCCGAGGCCGCCAACCAAAGTGCGAATACAGCCAGCCAGGCGGCCAATACGGCAGCAACCAGAGCAACAGAGGCAGAAAGAAGCGCTACAGCCGCCAGCCGGAGCGAGAGCACAGCCAGCGAGGCGGCCAGAACGGCGACGACAAAGGCAGAGGCAGCAGAGGCTAGTTCCGAGGCCGCCAACAAAAGTGCGAATACAGCCAGTCAAGCGGCCGATACGGCAACAACCAGAGCGACAGAGGCAGAAAGAAGTGCTACAGCCGCCAATCAAAGTGCGAATACGGCCAGCCAGGCGGCCGCAACCGCAACGAATAAAGCAACTGAGGCAGAGAGAAGCGCTGAGGAAGCAAATCAGATTGCACAGGGGCTGGGTGGTTTTAATGGCAAGGCATCCTCGGTTTCCGCCGTGGATGAACAAGGATTATTGGGAGAAGCGGATGGAACAAGCAATGTGCAGGAGTTGCTTGATGCGTTAGCACAAAAGGTTGCGCTGGAATTGGTGAGCAATTCAAAGCTGACAGAGATATTAAGCGGATACATTGCAACGTCCAGTATCAATAATACGGGCCTGGTTACGAATGAGGGGTTTGTGGCGGATGCGCGGCAAATGAATCCAAATGTTTCCGGCTCGCTGGCGGCCAAAGTAAAGAAGAATACGGACGATATTGTTACTGCAAATAGCAATTTAGCATCCAAAATAAATATGATACCTTACGCCAAAGCCAGTATACCTATTGCCGCCGGTGACGATTTTTATGCTTATATACCAGTAAGTATTGATACTTCTATGTACAAATTGATATGCCCTATACTGTCCGATGTTACAGGCGACAATTGCACTAAGATAATTATAAGTACATGCAAATGGAAAGACGGGCAGGTATATATTATGGGTAATAATCAGGCGTCGGGGGCCGCAAATATAAGCCTTTCCGGGACAGTACTCGTTATTAAATAATCATTTTCCTATAATGACTATTCCAAACCTAACAGTAGTTCCTGCTGATATTTGAGCATCGAACTCAATACTTACAATGGCTACAGTTTTAGTGGATAAGTCCCAGTCATACCGTATCTGCTTACCATTTTGGCTGCATGAATTGATTAATAATGCATATGGCTTTTCTGTTAATCCAGCCAAAGTTATATCTAAAGGAATATTACAGACTTTCCCGTCAATAAAGCCTGTCTGTATATCAACAAGCGTTTGGTATGAACGAAATTTAAGCCCATTTGTATTATTACTTAAAGTCAAAAAATTGCTATTTTGAATAAAGGAGCTGTCCTTGAAACAGCAGAAAGAGAGGAAAAATTATGAAGAGAGCCATGCTTAGCCAGCCGATGGCTGGAAAAACAGATGATGAAATCAAAGAAACGAGAGAAAAGGCCATTAAGACATTAGAAAATAAAGGATATGAAATTGTGAACACTCTTTTTACGGACGAGTGGTACAGCAAAGAAAAAATGGCCGAAAGAGGAGTTGTACAGATTCCCCTATGCTTCTTGGCGAAATCGCTTGAAAATATGAGCCTTTGTCATGCGGCCTATTTCTGCAAAGGATGGGAAAATGCAAGAGGATGCCGGATTGAACATGAGGCAGCTAAGGCATATGGACTTGATATTATCTACGAGGATTAGGCTGATTGCTATTTAAAAATAATAAGAAAGGGGGAAATCCCCATGAATAAGAATGTGATAGTTTTAAAAGATGATACAGAAATAACTATTGTTAACGATGCTGACATTTACAACATGCAGATTATTGTTGACAATCTGTCAGAACTTGGGACATTATGGGACAAGCTCACACCCGATAATCTGTCAACAGTGGCAATCAAAGATTCCGATGGGGTTGTGGTAGGAAACTACAACAATATGGTCCTGTGCAGTCCGGCTTTCCAGGCGGTTGATAAGACCGAAACTGGAAAAATTCAAGCAACATTTGGAATCCGTGGTAAAACGGAATTGGAACTGTTAAAGGAGCAGGTAGCAGCCATGAGTGAAACTTTAAGTGTACATGATGGCGCGATTGGAGATATGGGAGCCGTCATAAGTGCCGTAGCGGAGACTACAGAAGGAGGGACAGTATAATGGGACGTTACTATGGTCTGAAAATCAGGAATAACGAAATGACACTGGAGAAAGTCCCCAGGCTTTGGAAAACAATGACTGAAAAATGGCTGGAACAGAATCCAGCGGATTAATGGAGGAATCTTGTGCCAACGGAAGTCATAGTTGCATTAATTGGGCTGCTGGGAAGTGCTGCGGGCACGTTTACCGGAATCATGGTGTCAGCCAAATTAACGGCATATCGTTTAAGCGAACTGGAAAAAAAGGTAGAAAAGCATAACACAGTCATTGAACGGACTTACAAACTCGAAGAAGCGCAGGCTGTTATGCAGGAACAAATCAAGGTGGCCAACCATAGAATTGGAGACTTAGAAAAAGAAAGAGAGGAATGACGATGAAGCACGTAGATTGGACAAGAAAACTGACAAGCCGGAAATTTTGGGCGGCTGTAGTTGGATTTGTAAGCCCGATTATGGTGGCAGCAGGGGCGGGAGACAATGAAATTACCCAGGTGACCGCTATTATTATGGGAGGGGCCACTCTGATTGCATACATAATCGGCGAGGGGCTGACGGATGCGGCGGCCACAGGAAACACAGGAAAAGAACCTGAGGCAGAGGAGCGGGTGGCGACCAAATAGCCGGAGGTGGTCCGAAATCTAATATGTAACAAGTCAACAGGAGGGGAGGCAGAGGGCTTCCCCTTTTATGCATAAGGAGGAAATTATGATTGATAATGCATACGCAAGAGGGCAGAAACTGTTATGTGGCGATTATAGCCAGTACACACCTACTGGAAAGTCTTATTTCACCAAAAAAGGCAGATGGTTTTCTGTACCTAGAAGGGGAGATATCGTCTATTTCTATTATACATCTCTGGGCCGTGTCGGGCATGTGGGTGCTGCCGCGGTAGTCGAAACCGATTACCAGAACCGGACATTTGAGTTTGTCACGTTTGAGGGAAACACATCATCGGGAAACGCAGGGGACCGTAATGGAGGATGCGTCGCCCGGCATACCTATAAAGCATCCTTTGATGCAGTGGGAGGAACACAAAAAATCAATGGATTCGGGCGCCCCATGTATAGTATGGATACCTGTACGGTGGATGAATTTATCAGCGTACTGGAGGGCGAACTGGGATACATCGAGAAGGAAAGCAATAAAAACTTGGATAGTAAGACTGGAAATCCAGGAGATAAAAACTATACAAAGTACGGAAAGTGGTATGGTTATACGCCTGCGTACTGGTGTCAGCAGTTTATATCATGGTGCGCATACGAAGCCTGCCGCCAGCACATGGAGAAAACACAGACCGGGTGGGAGAAACAGCCAGACGGAAGCTGGAAATACTTGCGGTATGGCGCATACATCAAGGATGAATGGGAGCTTATCAACACCGCGGCTGGGGCTCAATGGTTTGTATTTGATGGTGCTGGGACAATGACAACGGGATGGTTCGGGTCAGATGAACAGGGATGGTACTACATGAACCCGGATGACGGGGCCATGCTGGCGGCCCAATGGTTTGAAGTCAAGGGAAAACATTATTATGCAACAAAGACAGGGGAAATAGCAAAGAATGTGTATGTGAAATCAACGGCTCCAGGAATGTATTGCTGGGTAAATGGTTCAGGAGAATGGGTAAAAGAGTGGGATACCACCATGCCGGACCTGCAAACATATGGCCTGGCAGAATAGGGGGAAGAAATGACAGTAGGGGAATTAATAGAAACAATCATCCGGCTGAGAGGACGCCAATACGGTGAGGATATCATGATGGGATGGCTCAATGAGATAGAGGGCCAGGTGATTGAAGAGATAGTGAACCGGGCACAGGGCTACAATGTGACATTTAAACCGTTGTCTTATGACTTGGACGCGGAAAAGGAGCTAACCATACCGACGCGTTTCCAAGACGTGTATATCCATTACATGCTTTCTAAAATTGACTATCACAATCAGGAAACAGAACGGTATAACAATGATGTGGTTATGTACAACAGCGCATATGATGCGTATGCGGCATGGTTCCGGCGAGAGAATATGCCAAAGCGTGGCGCGTCATTTTCAGGATTTTAGGAGGTTGCCATGGGAAGATTGCCATTCCTGACTATGGCCCCAAAAGAAAACAGCCGTCAGATAGGTAACTTTCTGGGACTGAATACGGGGACGGTCATAAGCGAAAACGAATTTGCCGACATGCAGAACATGTCCTCCGATGATTTTCCGGCCATCTCTACACGGAAGCCCAGGGGAAAAATCATCAAGAACCTGACAACGCCTCACGGCCTGTTTTATAAAAACGGCTTGGCGTATGTGGACGGTACAGAGTTGTATTACAAGGATAAAAAGATTGCAGATGTGACAAGCACGGATAAACAGATAGTGGGATTGGGCGCGTTCCTGGTTATTTTTCCGGATAAGATAATGTATAACACCTCAACCGAGGAACTGACCAGACTGGAAACGCAATGGTCACAAACATCCTCAGCCACATTTGCACAGACCACAAAGGGGTCGACCATGGTCAAAATCAGTTGCACAGGTATAGGGAAATCATTCCATCAATTTGATGGAGTTGAGATAACGGGATGCACAAATGATACATTCAATAAAACCACGGTCATACAGGAAAAGGCGGACGATTATCTCGTAATTATTGGCAACCTATCCGAATCATTCAGCCAACCATCCGGCCTCACCATCAGCCGGAAGGTTCCCGATATGGATTATATCTGTGAGAATGGAAACCGGATCTGGGGCTGCTCAAGTAAAAACCATGAAATATACGCAAGTAAGTTGGGAGATCCGGCAAACTGGAATGCGTTTGAAGGGATAAGCACGGATTCCTACGCGGCGACCGTGGGAAGTGATGGAGATTTCACCGGCTGTCTGTCCCATCTTGGATACGTTCTGTTTTTTAAGGAGGACGCTATACACACCATCATGGGTGATAAGCCAAGTAATTTTCAGATTACAACTGTCAGCCCGGCCAGAGGCATTGCAAAAGGCTGTGAAAACACGGCTTGTGTGGTTGATGAGACATTAATATACGCGGCCCGTAACTGCATATGCAGCTATGACGGTGCCAATCCATCCAGCATATCAGATGCCATAGGGGACTACAGAGTATCCCAGGGCGTGGCCGGGCAGCATGATGGAAAGTATTACGCCTCCTTGGAACGGAATGGAAAATGGGCCATGTATGTGTTTGACCTGGAAAAAAACTTGTGGCACAAGGAGGACGGCTTGCATGTACGGTTTATGTCGTATGGAGAAGGTGAACTGTACTATATCGACATAGACGGAAATCTTTCAACCGTGGCCGGAAACCGGGAAGAGAAAATAACGTGGTACCT